GGAGAGAGTAAACAAAGGGGATATGATTGGTGCTTTGGAGTCGATTAATTGGACCTATGAGAATGCAACTAACCAGGTACTCCAGGATGGAAAACTGCAGCCTACTCAGGATAAAGCTGCAATGACTCCAGAGGTTGAAGCAAGACTTGCAAAGCTGGAGACAATGGAAAGACAAAAACAAGTTGACAATTATGTAAACAAACTGAAAACTAAAGTAAATGCAGATGACCGGTTTGAACTGGTAAGAGATAACTGGGATAATGCATGGCCTACAATTTTAGAAATGCAAAAGATAGTTGCCCAGGAAACCGGCACTGTTGAACAGGATGAAGAAATCCTGCAAAAAGTAGAAGATTTTTACGAGCAACAGGCTCGTCAGTTTGCCAACTCTGGCAAGCTCAAAAAACTGTTCCAGCCCGAAGCTGGCCTACCGGAAAAGACTTCGGATTCTCCGCGGATAAAGAAGAAAACTCTCAGAAATAAAGTAACTGCATCGCAGCCTGTAGACAAAGGTGAACCCAAAACAAGAAGGGAACGCCTGGAAGCTGCACTCGCCACTTATGGCGCAAGTCTGTGATGCCAAATTAAAAACTTAATGGAGAATCCAAATGGCAACAGCAACAACGCTGAGTGCCTGGGATAACGCATTAAAACAATATTATCGTGGTAAAGAGGTTGAGAAAGTCGTTTATGACTCTCATCCTTTCATGGAACTTGTCCCAAAGGACGAAAAGTTTCGCGGTAAAAATGCGCCTATTCCAGTCTACTATACCCGCCCACAGGGGCGTTCAGCCACCTTTTCTACTGCGCAGTCCAATGCCTCTGCTTCTAAGATAGGTGAGTTCCTTCTAACCCGAAAAGCAAATTATGGTGTCGCTACAATTAGTGGCGAAGCTGTAGCTGCTTCAGAGGGTGATCGTTATTCTTTCCTCAATGCAATGACTACTGAAATTGATGGAGTCATGCGTTCAGTGGGAGATTCAATTTCCAAAGCACTTTTCAGAGATGGATCCGGTGCAATCGGAAGGATTAATAACTCTTCCTTTTCTACAACGGCACTTGACCTGGTAACAGACATGGATAGTTTAAACTTTGAAGTTGGAATGGTCCTGCAAGTTTCAGGAACCAAGTCTGGCGGATCTGTTAGATCTGGCACATTGACTGTTAATGGAGTCTCAAGAGGTGCTGCATCAAATCAGCTTACCATGAGTGGTAACTTGAGTGGATGGTCCTCAGTCGCACAGAATGATTACATTTATCAAGCTGGCGATTATGATGGAGCAATAACCGGCCTGGAAGGTTGGTTGCCTGCTTCAGCTCCAAGTTCTGCTGCATTTTTTGGTCAGGACCGAACAGCGGATGTTTCAAGATTAGGTGGACAACGCTACGATGGATCCGGTGGAACTATCACTGAAGCACTCATCGAAGGTGCAGCATTATGCGCACGCGAGGGGGGAAAACCTGACTACCTCTTCTGTTCATTTGCTGATTTCGTCAGCATTGAAAAAGCCATGAATGCCCAGGTACAAAGAGAAGTTAAGCAGAGTGATTCCATTAGTGGTTATCGTTCTCTTGAGTTCTACGCACCTCATGGAGTTGTGAAAGTCGTGCCGGACAAAGATTGTCCAGGCGGAACCGCATACTTACTTCAGCTAAATAACTGGTCATTGATGAGTATTGGTCCAGCTGTACAGCTCACTGAGTTGGATGGCAACCGCGTACTACGTCAATCCAGTGATGATGGCATTGAGGTTCGTGTGCATTCTTATAGTCAACTTGCGTGTGATGCCCCAGGCCATAATTGCGTCATAACCTTACCATAAAGAAAGGAAGGTACACATGGCGGATAAAATCTTTTATGACGTACAGGCACTTAATCCACACGTTAAAATAATTGCTGGCTCATTTTGTCCAAATGGTTCAAGTGCAGTCGATAATGACAGTAATACAGGCACAGGGTTTACTGTAGCAAGATCTGGAACTGGATCTTTTACAGTTACCCTTGATGCCACTTATCCTGGTTTATTGTCTGCACAATGTTCCATTGCACTTAATGCAGTCGCAGATTCTAAGGTTCAATTTGGTGCAATTGATGTTGCTTCTGGCAAGACAGTGGTTATTAACGTAGTCACTACAGCTTCTGCAGCTGACATTGCAGCCAATGCGAACAATCGTATTCATTTTTCCTTATTTCTCAGAAATACTTCTTTAACTAAATAAGGGGGTTATATGATGAAAGGTGGAAAAGATACTGCCATGATTATCCTGGGTAAAGGTAAACACTCAGACGATGACATGGAAGATATGGAATACGAAGATGAGGAAGAAATGGAAGAATATTCCGATGAGCAGTATGAGATGGCAGATGAGCTAATTTCGGCAGTCAAGAAAGGTGATTCTGAAGCTGTCCTGGATGCAATTCATGGAATATACAACAGTTATTAGAAGGTTACTATGACTGATATTGTAAGTCTCAGTGAACTCCGCCTGCTTGCCAGGCAGAGAGCTGACATGGAGAATAGCCAGTTTATCTCTGATGATGAGTGGCGCAGGATGATTAACAGAAGTTATGCAGAGCTGTATGATCTCGTAGTTACGAGTGCAAACTCTGAAGATTACTTTTTAAAATCAGACACAATTTCCCTGGTCAACGGCACTGACTCTTACGATCTTCCTTCAGACTTCTACAAAATGAGAGGGGTGGATATCAACTCAGGTGGATCATCTACCCCACTCAGACGTTACAATTTTTCTCAAAGAAATGTGGGATCACTATACGCGATTGCTTCAGACATGAGGTATCACGTTCAAGGATCCAAAATTATTTTCAATCCAACTCCATCCACTTCAGATACTGTCACTCTCTGGTACATTCCATCACCAAAGAAATTCCTGGAATATACAGTAACAGCAATTACACGCGGAGCTTCAACAATGTGGACCATTGGTGCGCATAATTTTGCTGTTGATGATTTGCTCGATGGTGTGAATTTCCTGGTTGCTGCAAATTATAATGTTAACCAGAAAGTAACTGCAGTGGGAGCAAATACTGTAACTACAGATCTCAACTCAGCTGGCCTGGCAGATCCTACTTTTTTTGGAAGGATTGAATCCAGGTATGACTTCTACAGTGGTTGGGATGAGTACGTTATTGTTTCAGCTGCTATTTCTGCACTCATAAAAGAGGAAGCAGATGTGAGTGCTTTATTTGCAATTAAGCAGCAGCTGGCAGACCGGATTATTGCAGTCTCAGAAATGCGAGATTTGGGAGAGCCTACAACTGTCACTGATGTGTCATCTTATAATGCCCTGGTAGTATGAGCAGGATTCCATTTACTCAGCTCAGTACCGGATCCGCTGCAACTGACCAGGTACAGGGTTATATTGCAACGGCCCTGGATCCACTTCTGCAATTACCTTTTGCAAGTGGTAACAAGGTTGACGATGTGGAGATTACCACCTCAGACACTATTGTGGATCATGGACTTGAGCAGAAACCGGAAGGGTGGATAATTTTAAAACAGAATGCAGCCCAGGTAATTTATGAAAGCGCAACTGTAAATGATTTTCCAGAGACAACAGTAATTTTAAAAGCAGGCGGAACTGTAACTGCAGATTTATTTTTCTTCTAAAAAAATACTATGGCAACAGCAGGAACTAATATAACCACAATACAAAAACCGGCAGTAGGAGTTGATACTGGACCTACCTGGGCTGATAACTTAAATACTTCCCTGGATGCAATAGATGGTCACGATCATTCAACTAACAAGGGTGTACGAATAACACCAGCTGGATTAAATATAAATGCAGACCTGGAGTTTAACCAGAACTCTGCAACAGAATTAAAAAATGTAATTTTTGACTCTTCAGTTACTGCAGCCACAACATCCTACTCACTCTACCAGGCAAGCGGAAATTTGTACTGGAGAAACGGAAGTGGGACAGCTGTTCAAGTTACAATAGGTGCTGCAGTAAATTCTGGAGCTGGAAGTATTTCAGGGATGAGTGGAACCGATGCAGGAGCAAGTTATACTGATGCTTCCAAGACGTTTAACTTTTTTACTGATTCCGGCAATTCTGACTATGGGAAAATGGCCCATGCAGATTTAATTTTATTTAAATTTTCAGATGATAACTCTGCAGATACTGACTACATTACGATTGCTGCCAATTCAGGTGCTTCTGGATCTTCTGGGACCATATATGTACCTTCAGAAAATGGAACATTCCTGACAACTGCAACCAGTTATGCAGGAGGAAATTTATCAATAACTGCAACTGCAGGCCAGATAGATTTGTTGTCATCTTCAACTCTGGATTTAGCAACTTCTGCAGCCAATTCAAATATTACTTTAAGCCCACATGGAACAGGAGAAATTGTAATTGGGAGTGGATCCGCGAGTGGGAAAATCACAACCAATTCAACTCAGGATTTGGTCCTGGACACAAATGCAGGCACTAACTCTTCCAGCATAACAATTACAGATGCTGCAAATGGGAACATTGCATTAAATACAAATGGAACTGGAGAGGTAGTAGTAGGAAGCGGATCAGCTTCTGGAAAGATCACATCTTCTGGTGCGCATGATTTGGTACTGGACACAAATGCAGGGACAAATAGTGGATCAATAACTATCACTGATGGATCAAATGGAGATATTACTGTTGCCTGTAATGGCACTGGAGACATTGAGTGCAGTAGTGATGTTAAGACATCGACTACCAAAAAAGTTTATTCAAAAGGAAACTGTATGCAAACTGGTTTTCATTCTTCATTAATCTTTAGTTTTTAGGAGGTACAAAGTGGCGATTCCTTCAGGTTCTGGCAGCGAAGTTTTGAAGCGTGGAACTTTTACTGTAACAGATACAACAGACACAAAAATATTAGATGGTGTGGCAAATCATGTTTACACTGTTCTCTCAATTATAATTACTGAAACTGCAGGGAATGCTGAAACTTTTGGACTTTTCCTGGATCCAAGTGCAGGCGGAACTGATTATGAAATTATTTCCCTGGCAACTGCATTGGGCGCAGATCAAACTTTTGTATTTAATGATCGTCTGGTACTGCATGGTACAGATGAACTGAACTTTAAAGCAGGCGGAACTTGCGACATCGATATTGTAATATCGTATGTGGATCAAGATTGGACTTAATAGGAGCTTAAAATGACAGGAATTGTAGGACAAGATCCTTTTAGTAGATCTGGAACTTTAGGCGCATTTTCATCTAAAGGGATTAATGATAATGCAGATGCAAATGCAGTTACTATTGCCTCAGATGAAAGTGTGACTCTTTCTGGGGATCTTATTCCATCGGCTCCAATGAGTAACAGAAATATGGTTATCAATGGAGAAATGCAAATCTGGCAACGAGCAACAGCAGCTACAACTGCAGGAACAAATACTTATAATACAGTTGATCGTTGGATGTTTAACGAAAGTGCTGATGGTGGATTTACCAGTGAAAGGCATTCCATGTCATTGACAGAACTTAACACCACAGGACATTCTTATGCTCTTAAATTAGTTTGCACAGGAGTTGATTCTTCTGTAGCAGCTGGCGCACACTCAACTTTTATGCACCATATTGAAGGCCATAGTTTACAACATCTTCAGTATGGAACTGCAGCTGCAAAAACAATAACTTTATCATTTTGGGTTAAAAGTAATAAAACTGGAACATATTGTGTTGCTATAGAAAAGCCAGATACTACTGCCTATAGAATACCAATTGAATATGCGATTAGTAGTGCTGATACATGGGAACAAAAGAAAATAACTATTACTCCAACTGCAGGAAGCACTTCTTTAATAACTGGTTCTGGGGGAGTTATAGACAATGATGTTGGATTAGGATTAGGAATAAGATTTGCCCTTGTTATGGGTTCAACTTATCAAGGAACAAACAATACCTGGTCAGCATCTAATGTAATGGCAACATCCAATCAAGTTAATTGGCAGGATTCCACTTCAAATAATTTTTACATCACAGGAGTACAGCTTGAAGTAGGAAGCAATGCCACTCCATATGAACACAGATCATTTGGGGATGAGTTTTCGAGATGTGAAAGATATTATGAAAAAAGTTATTCCATTGGATCGTTCCCAGGTGACAGTACTTCTGATGGTATGTATTCACTTACAGGATCGTTTAGGACTGCCGATGGATATTTTTGGATTCATTTTGCTACAAGAAAAAGAGCGCAAGCAACTATATATGGATATACAAATGGCGGAACTTCTGGAGAATGGCATCATTTTAGGAGTGGGTCATCGGGTGACGCACCAGTTTCAGCTGCATGGAGAGGAGATGCTGGAACTACTATGATGATTGCTGGTTCAGCTTGGGCAACTGGTGGAGTTTATGGACATTGGACTGCAGATGCAGAAATATATTAAAGGAGAAAATTATGAGTTTTAAATCAGCAAAATATTTTTCTGTTAATGGAAAAAACGAAAGTATAGATGCAACAGATATTAATGACATTAAAATGAGTATTCCACTAAGTGATGAAAATGGTGATTATGTAAAATTAATGACACAAGTTGATGCAGGAGAGTTGACTATTGATCCAGCAGACAATGAAGATGAGTAAAAATAAAATTGAAGAACAGATAAAAAAAGTTGACCAGGAAATAGAAACAATAACTACTCAAATAAATGATTTAGCAACCAGGCAGCAGCGTTTAGTAGGTTATAGACAATGCCTAGTTGATATGAAGGAAACGAATGCCCCTGCAAAAAACACTGGTTCCGGTTGATATAGTAGCTGGCCTGGACACTAAGAATGATCCAAAGCTGACTCCTAAATTAACTGACCTCAAAAATGGTAGGTACACTGTAGGATCCCAAATATCTAAACGCCTGGGCTACACTGCATTATCCCAAAACATTTCTGGATCTACTGACCTTTTATCTACTGGTGATGGTCTTACATCTTTCCAGGATGAGCTGTTGGAGTTCAGCGGATCCAGACTTTACAGCTACTCATCTTCAGTAGAAAGATGGACTGATAAAGGCGGATTTCAAAGTGTAAAAATTGATTCAGATGATGTAATCAGAAATACTTCTGAAGCAAAGAACCAGGACTCTTGTATTGCTTCTGGATTAATGCTTTTTGCCTGGGAGCAATATTCAGTAGCTGGTGTGCTTGAAGGGGTTTATGCTTCAGTGATTGATTCTGCCTCCGGTGCAGTATTCCAGGCAGCAACTCTGATTGATGCAACAGCAATTAATCCCAGGTGTGTTCCTTTAGGACCAAATCCTTCACTTTGTTATGTTGATACATCCAGCTCACCATACCTTTTAAAATGTGTCCAGGTTGATACAAACAATCCTGTTGCATTCAAGGCTGCCTCTACAATTTCCAGTGTAGTGAACACATCTAATCCTGTTTATGATGTGGCAGTATATTCAGATCATGCCACCAGCGGGAATGCAGTATTTTGCTACAACAACTCTGGAGCTACCAGGATTGATGTGGGGTATATCACTGTTGATGGTGATGTGGGAACTCCTGGGAATGGTTACACCGGAACTACAACTATATTGTCCACTAATGCTTCAGACACAATAGCAATTTGTGCAGACAAAGTTAATACTCCAGCTGCAGAAGCAGATAGAATTTATGTGGGATATGCCACCACCTCATCTTCTGCAGGACTTAAAATTAAGAGATTGACCGGAACCCTGGTTGTTGAGGCCACACATACAGTAGAGGGAACAGCAACCAAAATTGATGGATGTTCAATGCTAGTAACTCAGGCTGGAGATCTGCAAATCTGTTACACCTTGAATGCTACCAATACTTATGACCACCAGGTTAAGGGTGCGCTTTATAATATTACAAGTGACTCTATGGGAAGTGCAGCCATAATTAAGCGCAGCGTAGGTATGGCATCTAAACTATGGGAATATAATTCCAAAAAGTATTTTGTGGTTGTCCATGATTCATCTTTGCAGCCAACATATTTTCTCTGCGATACAGATGGACTAATCAGCGCAAAAATATTACCTGGCACAGCTGGTCAGCTCCCTGCAAAAACTTTCCTATCATCAATTTATCCTTCAGCTACTGGAGTTTATCAATTTGGTGGATTGGTCCGCACCAGGTTAATTAGCAAAGACAATGATTTATATTCTTTATCTGGAGTATCAAATATTACTGTTGATTTTACCTCAGTAGAGAGATTTGAGTCTGTAGAATTAGGGGGCAATCTTCATGTAGGTGGAGGTTTTGTTTCCATGTATGACTCCCAGGAAATTGTTGAGTTAAATTTCCACTTATATCCAGAAAATGTTACTGCAGCGGTAAACAATTCAGCTGGAAGTTTGGCAGCGGGTACATATCTTTACCAGGTCATATATATATGGACTGATGCAAAAGGACAGGATCACCGGTCAGCTCCAAGTGTGGCAGTTTCAGCTGCACCTACTGGCGGATCCTCAACTGTGACTCTCACAATTCCAACTCTCAGACTAACATCAAAAACTGGAGTAATCTGCGAAGTTTACCGCACAACTGATACAGGCAGATTGTCCTTTAAAATTGGATCTGTTGCAAATAATACAGCAGCTGATTCAGTAAGTTTTGCTGATGCAGGCAGCATTTCTGATGCAAATTTGGTTGCCAAAGAATCACTCTATACGAACGGAGGACAAATTGAAAATATACCTCCGCCAGCTTCCCTGGTTGTCACAACATATAAAAACAGATTGGTTTGTGTAAGCTCAGAAAATCCCAAAAAACTTATATATTCAAAGAAACGTGCAGCATTAGGTCCAGTAGAATTTTGTGATATTTTCTCCATCGTTTTAAACAAAGCCAGGAGAGTAACGGCCCTGGCTGAATTTGACCAGAAGCTGATAATCTTTGAACCTAACCAAATTTTTTACATTACAGGAAATGGTCCTACAGCTACTGGTGCGCAGAACGATTTCTCACCACCTCAATCAATAACGGGAGATGTGGGGTGCAGCAACACAAATTCCCTGGTGCTGATGCCTTTAGGTTTAATGTTTCAATCTAATAAAGGAATCTATCTTTTAGACCGGTCACTGCAGACTGTTTACATTGGGGCCGAGGTGGAAGCATATAATGATCTTACCATCACAAG